TTGAAAAGGTTGGGAATGATTTGCTTGATTGAGATATTTCTTGTATTAATTTCTTGCTATCTATTTCTTTATTTATACAGAATCCTAAATCCCAACCATCATCATGATTGGCTCTAGATTCATCGATAGAATTGGGATCTATATCTTTATCATATCCAAGCTCTGTCTTTGCTAAGTGATAAATAATATCTGAAGGTTTAACAATAGCAAATTCGCTAGGTATTTCCACATCATCAGGATCTTGTCCTTCATCTAGAACTTGAATATATGGAGTATCAGCAAATGTTCCAAGCTGTCCCCCTTCAAATATATCTCCCTCTTCTTCCACGAGTTGATTAAACTGACTTTGAGCATCATCACTATCATCACCATAAGCACTCGCATCAAGTGTAATCATTTGAGAAAATATATAAAAACTATCTGTTTGTTGTGTTGCAACATCATTTGCTGTATATGTGAAATTTGCTTGTATTTGCCCACCTGCTGTTATATCATAAGATTGGGTTGTATCATCTCCCCCTTCCCATTGAATAGTTCCATAATTAACTATTACTTCTTCTCCTAAATTATTCTGAAAAGAAATGCCAAATATTGTAGTATTAACTTGTCCATTAAAATCTACAGAATTAATCTTAAAACTGCACTCTACTGTTTCATTCTCAACAACTGAAGTAGGAATATTTATATCTGTTATAGATAACCCAAAATTATATGTAGTTGCTTCTTCTATTGGTATATAATTAGGAGGATTTGCTCCCCACACATAAGGCTGAAGGGAAGTCACTTGAGAAGTGAAAGAATCAGCAATTTCAGGAACTTCAGATGTTGGGTATATTTTTATTAGTTCTGTAGGATTACTACTTGCATCAATCTCAAGAATAGAAAAAATTGCACCAATGCAACCCTCATATCCATAAAAATCAACTTTATTAATATTAACCCAATTAATCCAAGCCTCAGTTGGAATTTGCTCAACAAAAGGAGCATCTCCCATAGTTACATCAAACCCAGCAACAAGAGCGTTGCTATCCCACAGAGTATCCATGTGTTTGCACCTTACATAATCAGATTCCCAATGTGATCCACTTGTAGGAAGATTAAAAGTTATTAATACGCTATAATTTTCATTTCCAGCCTCCCAAACTATTGATTCAGGAGAACTATATGAATATCCAGCAACATCTCCCCAAAATGTTGAATCACTAGCACCATTGCTAGCAATATCAGCCCCATGTAGAAACCTATATGCAGGTAATGTAGTTGATATATATGGTTCAGAAACACCAAGAGTGCCTTGATTATAGGTGTGGGAATTACCTGATAGACCATCTAATGCTTGAAAATATCCACTATAATCAAATCCACCAGCCTCATATCCATGTCCTAATGTCCATGCAAAGTTTCTAATTGTTAATATTGTTCCAACATTGTTAGTGTCATTAGTAAAATCTGCTGAGTTCATATAAGTGAAAGCATTAACAAGTTTTAATCCATCTTCAGTTGTAGTTAAATCAGCATCTAAATGATCTTTTATTCTAAAAGTAATCTGAGTATCATCTATTAATAGAGGGTGTGCTAATTCATATATAAGAGCCACTAGTATGCACTCCCTTTATCTGTTTTCTTTTTAACTTGCTTAACTTGTTTTACTGGTCTTGGTGATTGAGGTCTGCTTATAGCAATTTCTTGCCTTTGTTGAGTTCCTACTTCTCCACCAAGTACAGTTGTTCCCTGTCCAGTATATGTTCCATTTATATCATCTACTCTACCATCTACAGAAGCATATAAATCATACTTATTAAAATCTTTTAATATTGCTGTTCTTGTTACATTTAGATGGTTTATTTTAAACCAATCCATAAGTGCTTGTGAATCAAATTGAAAATCGCTAGGAGGTGCTCCAAACCAATCAAAGAAAATATCTATAAGATTGGAAATGGCAGCCTGAAGAGCAGCACTATCTCCTATTGAAAACTTGTTGCTTGTAATATCTTTAACTGGAAAAGATGTATCCCCTGATTTGCTTATTGTTTCATAATCAAGTAGTCCTTGAGAATCCCATTCAGGAAATAATGGCATTCCAAACCCCAATCCTACTTGTGAAAAAAACAAAATAGGATATGTTGGCTCATTGGCAGTTGGATTGTCTTTTGCAAATGCCTCAAAATCATAATTTAGCTTAATTATCCCCTTTATTTCTTTTATATCACCCTCTACATTTTCAACCAACCCTTTTAATAAATCAGAATCTGATGCTAAAGAAGAATTAATTTCAAAAGTCATAAAACTCTCTCCATAATATACCAACACCACCTCTCCATCAACCTCAATAGGAAGAAGGTAAATATTTGAAGGATCTCCCCAAACCCATGATGGAATACCAAAGTCTAACTCATGTTCATTCCCAAATTGTTTAATCATTAAATACAATCCATCAGTGTTTCCATCTGATTCTATTGTACCCTCAGAATCTTGAAAAGCCATAATATTTGTTTTTATCTCCCCACTACTATCATAGTTTATTTTATGTACCCCTCCCACATATTTTACATCAGAAGTCTGTTCTATTTCTGCAAATCCATGTGTAAGTGGAGTTCCAACACCATAATCTACTGTTGCTTCTGAACTCCAGTCTGTGCTTACTGTTTTATCAATTATTATCTGATTATTAGTTTCTATCCATTGATTTTCTAGCAATCCTTGATATAATGTATCTACAATTTCTGCGATCAGAAGATCTGCATCTCTTTTTACATTCAAATAAACATCATTTGTGAATATTTGTAGAACATCTATTGATTTTATATCTAAATCATCTGAATCTAATATAAATTTGTTATCACCAAAGCCATCAGGCAATGGATAAGGAGAATATACAAGAGGAGATTTATCTACAAAACCATAAACCATAGGAATAAGTTTGTTCTGATGTTTTTCAGGCAACCCTTCTGATGGTGTATATCTATAAGGAACTTTTTTATGTAGAGAGGTTTCTGTTACATCTTCAATTTCTATACTTAATAAATCTGCATTTTCTTTTATATCTCTAATATATCCTGAATATAATTTCATACAATCTTCCAAAGATTCACATGATGGAGATTTATAATATATATCTACCCTTGAGTTCATTACAGATTGTTCAAATAGTCTATCTGTAATCCTTTCTCCATTATATTCAAAATTAAAGAACTTGATAGAAACACTAGATATTTTAAATTTCTTGCTAGTTGTATCTATAGATTCTTTGATGTTACCTATGCTTTTAACAAGTGGATCATAATGATTTTCTAGGGTTAATTTGTTTGTAGATAAATAAAACCTATTATCAATAATAACAAGTGGAATTAAATAAGTATCTTTTCCCTGTATATCATTTGAGAATCTTTCTGATAAGGTTATCATGAAATGCCTATATCTCCACCTTTTCTTAATGCTTCTTTAATAAGTGGAACAGCTTCATTCTCAATAAAATCTGAACTTAGAACATTCCCAGTAAAAGAAATATTAACACCACCACCTCTACCTGCACCCTCATTTGTAGTAGGCTCAATATCAACATACTCAGGTCCTTCTTCACCAGCAATAATCATTGTTGGCTCAGTTACTATCTCATTCATACCTTCTGCTGCAAAAGCAGTTTCAGAAATTTGTCTTACTGCACCTGAAAACAAACTCCCAACAACCCCTGCTGCACCTATTCCTAAAATACCACCAAAAATACCACCTTTATTAAATGCATCTGCAAGGAATGAAGCAACTGCTTCTTGTGCTTTAGCCATTATATACATTGAGGCTGCTTGACCTGCTGCCTTTGCAGCACTTTTATTTGCAGCTCCAACTGCCATAGCTGAATTTATTTGGGATTTAGTAAGACCATCTGAAGATGCTACCATGTTTTTCATATGTGCTGTAAAAAGATTTGCAACTGATGAGATACCCTCACTGTTTTCAAAGAACTCATTTCTTGCCATATCAAGATTCTTTGTTGCTAATGTTGCATTTTCCCAAGCAGCACTACTTTGAGCCAATATTTCAAAATATTCTTCATCTGCTATTGCTTCTTGTTTTCTTAATTCAACTCTTTTTTCTATTGCTTCATTTTCTTCTTTTATACTTTCTACCCTTGCTAAATATGCAGGATCATTTAATCTCTCAAGTTCAGCCACTTGTAATTCTTCAAGCCTTTCAAACCATATTATAGTAGCTGCAAGAACATTTTGATCAACGTCACCTCTCTCAAATTGCAAATCCATATAATCCTGAAGCATTTTCTTTTGAATTATTATATTGCCTGAGAAAACTTCTGTCCACTTATCCATAGATTGTCCTTGTTCAGTAATGACAGGATTTGTTTCCTCAAGTGATGAAACTATACCTATAATCTGATCTCTTGCTCCAACATAATCTGCATCAAATGCTGCTTGTTGAGCAGCTCTGTAGTTTTGCCAAAAACTAATAGAGCCACCTGCTTGTTCTCCAAACAGACCCAAGAATCTTTCTAAATTCTGCCTCCATTCTGTTCCAGTCATTTGCCAAAAGTTTTCAGCACTTACAGTTAATGCATCTAATCTATCAGCAGCATTAAGGTTTTCTTCTCCCAATAAAGCCACAGCATTAGTTGCCTGTCGCATAGCTTCTGCATTAAATGCTAACTTCTTTTCTTGCTCTGTTAATTGATTTGATGTTTTTCCAATAGATTCAGCATATAATTGATAAGCTGTTTCTGATTTAACAATAATTCCTAAATTGTCTAGCATTTGTATTGATTGCCTACCAATACCAGTAACAAGTGATTCAATAGATCCTTTAGTATCTACACCCATTACTCTACCTAGCCTTTGAGCAGTATCAAATAACTTAGCCATTTCTTTCTCAGAACTAGCCACTCCAAGCATCATAGCTTGATTAGCAAGTGTCATTAAATCAGTATCACTCATAGTTCCATTAACAGCTTCTCTAAAGCTATTTAAACTAAGGGTAGTAATTCCAATTTCTTTTCCTAATGCCATGAATCCTGACTGAACTTTTCCATGTTGTGTTGCAAGTTCTGCCATCTTTTTAAATCCCTGAATAATGCCTTGAGCAGCAAAGAAACTTGCACCTAGTGTTATTGCTGTTTTCTGAATCTTCTTCAAAGATGATTCAAACTTCTTAGCATCTTTAGTTGCTCCTTTAGCACCTGTGAATAGTAATTTTATTTTTTGTATGAATGTACTTCCAGCCATATTATTTTTCCTTAGTTGCTTTAGCTATTTCTCTTTTTATGAGTAAAAAATCATCTACAAGTGTAGCAGGGGTTTCCTGCAAACTTGGGTAAGGTGGACAATTAAAGGCTTCACAATAGATATATTTCTTTATAAGATTTTGAGAATCATTATCATAGATATGTTCAGGATCTGCAAAGAAGAAAAGTTGATTATAGAGTGCTTCACCTACATCAAATCCTCTCTCTATTGCTTCATCATAACAATTCATTAATACCTCATATATATCTTCTTTGTTTTCTATAGTTACTTGTTTATTAGCAACTGGATTCAAACCCTTATAAGGAAACTCTTTTGGTATATGAGTTTTAGGTTGCTTAACAGACAACCATACATTGATAATTAATGTTATTTCTTCAGTTTTTTTTTATTTATAACACTATAACATTTCCAAGCTATAGAAGTAATTTCCTCATCAGTAAAAACATTTATTTCATCATCTGTAAGGGTTGTTGCTATTCTAACCATATTAACATAATTAGCAAACCCAAAATCTTTCAATATTGATTTTCCTTTAAGAATACTCATAAACTCTATTCTTTCATCAAGGTTTAAATCTTTTACATCAAAAGATATTTCCTTAACATTCTCACCTTCTACTTTAGTGTTTTTTGACATATTTAATCTCCATTTAGTATTTTAATATACCAAATTTGAGCCAAATAAAACAATATTACATTGCAGTTGGTGCAGTATCACTAAATATGTCAATTTTTAGTGCTTCTAATGGAGTTGATGAATCATATAGGCATTCAAAAGGCAGATTCCAAAAAACACCCTGATCACTATTCTCTACAGTAGGATCACCTGTTAATTGAATCTCTGCTGCAATATTCATTTCACCTACAGTTGATACTGTATTATCACCAAACTTTAAAGCTAATCCCATAGTATTTTTATTGACATAAGAACTCAGAACATTAGTTCCTGTACCTAAATCAAAGTTAGCATCATGTTTTAGAGTTAAAGAACCTGTAATATCAAATTGTGGCATTGTGTACATTTCAGGATTACCACTACCATCACCACCTATTGCTTGTACATTATTGGAAATATTTATTTCAAATCCTTTTACTATCATTTCTAATGCACTACCTGCTTCAACTTGAAGTGTTTTAGTTTTAAGGTCACCCATGTGAAAAAATACATTTTCATCAGGATCAACCCAAGTTCCTGTAAAATCAACTTCACTTCTTGTTCCAGCACCATTGCCTTCTTGGATATTTGAGAAGCCTGACCAATAATTGCCACTCATAGTAATGCACCCTGAATTGGTACCATAGTCACCTTTTATGGAAAGGTCTGAGCATAAAGCACCTACAACTTTTATTCCATCTGCTGCACCTGCAGAATTTGGCATGTATGCTAGATTAACAGTATGAGGCAATCCTCCACTAACAGCACCACCTATTGATTGTAAGTTAGATGAACTATCAAATTCAACATCATAGACATTAGAAGTCTGATCATTAAATTCTTGCCCAACCATTACTAGATGTTGTAATAATAATTCAGGTGTTGCAATAAAATCAAATGGACAAGTAACTGTTCCACCTTTTGTTATTAATAAAGTATCTCCTGCATCTTTAATACTTCCTCTACCTGATAGCATTCTGCTTTCTCTTTGAAAATTAAATGTAGGTTTAGGTGCTTCAGCCATTGGTATTCTTCTATATACTTGTGTATCAGCATCTGCAACATCTAACCCTGTTCCAAAAGTTGCTTCATGTTTTATTCCTAATTGTGCATCTTGTGAATGCCTGACATCATAACTTGTAGCCATTATTTATTCTCCTTGCTTTTAGATTTTCTAATTTCACTTTCTTTTTTTGCTAAACCCCATCTGATTAGTGTTTTTCCACCCTCATCATCAACTTCAACAACTTCACCTCTTTTGAGTTTTACAATTTCTGATTGACTTACAGGTGCTGTGTTTACATTTAGTCTAGAGATTTTTTCATTTGCTTTTATCTTCATTACTTCTCCTTACTTATGCTTGATTACCAATATGCTGACAAGAGAAATCATATTCAACTACAAAGAATCCTTCCTCATCTATATCAGCATCTAATTCCATATCATTCATTCTTAAATCAAATGCTCTTGTTGAGTTGGTATCTCCTAAAGTCATAGTAATATTATCATGGATTAATGCTTCTAATCTTGAAGAATTATTCATCACATGATCTAAGAAATTATGACTTTCCCTTCTGTCCTGAAATACATATTGTATTGTTATACTATATTCCCTCTGCTCCATAAATGAAGCATATTCTACTAAACTTGATCCATTGGGAATTAATCTTATGGATTCATTAGCTTTTAATAATGGTTG